GCTTCTAATCTAGTTTTTAAAAACCTAATTAGTTTTTTTATTACGTCTTCTAATTGCATCTTTGCCTTTCTTTGCAATGGATGCAACTTGACTTTTACCCATCACTTTAGCTCTTTGCTCCATTACAGTTAGTATTTGTATTTTTCTTGCAAACGGTTTATTTACGCGTTTGACTTTTGCAACAGTTGCTCTCGCATCTGATGGCGTTGCAAATTTTATTTTAACAGTATCTCGTGGATTTTCGTCTGTGTATAATCTTCTACCAGAACCTTTAGGTTTTTTACCTGTGCCTTTTTTAGGGTCAGCCATTATTTATCCTTTATATTCATACCAGCCTGTGGCTATGTATTTTGTTTGTGTAGGAGATACTACTCCTTTATGAGTAAAAGTCCAGTCTGCTGGCCATATTATACTCAAACCTTTTTCAGGTTTTATTTTAAATTTTTGATGTAAAAACTCGGTCTCTCCTCCGTCTGTTACATCATTTAAATAAGTCATAAAAACTAAATGTCTTTTAATACTTGAGCCATCGTTTCTTTCATAATGTGGTGTGAAATAGCCCTCATTTGGTTTGTATCTTTGTATTAACCAAGAAGTTGTTACACCCCATGCTCCTTGATTTTTATTACAATACTCATAAATTTGTTTATATAAACCACAAACTTTATTTAATTCTTTAATATAATTAATTATTTCTAAATCCATATTTTGTAAAGATATGGATAGATCTGTAGAAAGTTTTTTATCTGGAATTACTTTTGATTTTCCATCCCAAAATAACTTACCTGGACGTTTATTAGGGTTAATTTCAAAATAATTAATTAGGTCGTCACATACTTTTTTATCTATGTACCAACCTGCTATAAAATTATTTAATTTATTAATCTTGCTGGACTCTAACATTTCCATCTTCTACGAGCTTGTCTTAGTCTTGAATTAGGATCAGCTGCAGCTTTTGGAAATTTTTTCATTTGGCCGGCGCTTCTAGCGCAGAAGGACTTACGTCTCTTCGCAGCTTTTGATCCTGGCTTGACCTTGCCAGTGACCGCTGTTTTTAGTTTACTGCCGGGATTTTCTCTTCTATATCGGGCGACCCCAGCTTTTGTCATCCCCGCTCCAGACTTTGTAGATCTGAAATACTTTTTAGTTTTTGGCGGTTGATTGTCTCTTACTCTTCCACCTTTTGAATTTAAGACTCTTATAATTTTTCCAGGTAAATTTTTAATTTTACCACTTTCTGTTAATTGATTTGTATATTCACCCATAGACATAACTCCTTCTCCTGGAACTACAATCATACGCCTGTCACTTCCAGGTCTTTTAGGATTTCGTTTTACATATTCAACTGGAAGTTTAGATTTACCACTCATTACATCATACCCATACGTCTAGCCATAAATCCACCACCATAAGCTTTTGTTCTTTTAGCAAATGTTTTAACATTAGTTGGTTTACCACCAACACCTTGTGCAACTGCTCTTTTTCTTTTTACAGCTGAACGTCTTTGACCT